CCCTGAGAGGCTCACCAAGCGGCCTCTGACGTACGGCACGGGTACTTGCACCAACGAGTAGCCCAGGACCCCGTTAGCGGTCACTGTGACGTCACCCGTGGAGTGAAGGTTGAACCAGTCAGTCGCATCCAGGGATCCCTCCAGCCGGATCACGACGTTGGTGCCGATCGACGACACGGCCACTTGGAAGACGATGTTGTCCTGAGGGCCCAAGGCTTGGAAGCCCGTGGTCCCCGCCGACGTCAGGGTGCCCAGGGTGGTGACGATGGGACTGGACATGAGAGCACCTAGGCAGCAACGGAATCAATGACCACAAAATTCAGGGTCACAGCTTCGCTCAACGACCCGGCGCTGGTGTTGACCACGCGGAAAATGGCCGTGCCGGCACCGACGTCGACGCAGTGGGCCTGGTACGAACCAGCGGTGCCACCCGTGCCTTGGCAGGTCACGACGACGTCGGTGCCGCTGATGGCGCTGTTGGTCATCGTGAACTGGACGGCAGCGCTGGCGGCCAGGGCAGCGTTGTGCATGGTGACGACGCCAGCCTTGGCGTTGATGGTGACGCCCTGGGTCTTGGAGGTTCCCTGGGTCACCGAAGCGCCGTAGCCAGCGCCAATGCCAATGGCCGGGGCATTGGCGATGGCGTTGTTGGTGGGTGTCGAGATGTAAAACCCAGATGGGATGTCGTCGGGATCAGGCATGGGAGGTTCTAGGCGACCTTGCGCCGGGGCATCTGCACAATCTTATCCATGTCCGGCAAGGAGGCCACCAGGTCCCCAAAGCTGGTGCCGGCCACCGGTTGAGCTGAGATGCCGTTGTCCTTGAGGAACTGACGAAGGATGTTGAGCTCAGCGGTGCTGATGGACCCATCGTCGAGCCTGGACCGCAAGTGGAGCGCCAGGTCGGTGTGGAGGTTCGACAGGACCCTTGAGGCCTCGGATTCGTTAGGGCGACCCATGGGGGCACAGGGGGGCTAATGGGCCAATGGTAGGACCCAGGACCAGTAGTACATATGTGTGCGTGAGTGAAGAAAGAAAGGCTGCAGAAAAAAGTGGAAAGGGCTGGCTGTCCTAAGAGCTGGGGGGGCCTTACCCCCCCCTCTATATATAGTATATAGATACTATATAGCTACTATGGTTAACCATAGTGTATAGCTTCCCGAAGGGAAGCGGTTAGGAGGTAAGGTAATACCAAGTACATGGTTAACCTAGGAGAATATGGTTAACCAGGATCTTCTTTCATTGGTACTGATGATGAAAATACATGGTAAACCATAGAGAACTATAGACACCTATGTTCACCTTTATTAAATTATGGCGGACGTCGTTTCTTGGGGGTGGGATTAGGGGTGGACAAAGACGAGTAAGGGAAAATTTTGGTCCAAAAATGCGAGGGACTTTTGTTGGGTAGATTTTTGACCCAAAAATGTGAAGGGCTTACGCTATAGGCGTCAGCGGGGCTCCCCCCCCTCCGGGGTCGCTCCCGCTTGTCCAAAATAGACCTGGGGGCTGTCCAGAAGCGGGCAGAGCCCAGTGGTGCCAAGGGGTCTGGGCCATTGCGTACCTGTCAGATAGGCAGGTGCGCAGGTTGGACAGGGGGTCTGGACAAGGGTGGCCAGGGGGTCCGGTGAGAATGGTTCTCATTCTTGACCCTGGTCCCTAAATCACAAGCCGCCCCCCAAACTTCACCCAACTTGACCCGGCTCGCTATAGTTCAAGAGCAACCGGGCCAAAGGTCCAGAGTTGCAATACAACCAACCGCAGTAAATCCATGACAACGTCCTTCCTGGCCTTGTGCCTCGCAGCTCTGCTGCTGCCCGTCCTGGTGCTCCTCTGGGCCGCCGAGTCCACCGAGCAACGGGCGCGACGCCTGAGCCGCTCTGGCTGGAGCCAGCGCCGCATTGCCGAGCATCTGGGTGTCACCCGGTACCGGGTACGCCTGGCCTTGGCCTGAGACCTGAGACCCATCCCATCCGCAGACCTGAAGCCATGACAACAGCAACAACAACACCAGCCAAGCGCCTGCTCGAAACCCTCTCGGTCGAGCCTGGCCACGCAGCGGCCGAGCTGGCCGACGGCAAAACCGCGATGCTGAGTTGGGCCGGCCGTGATGGCCGGTACACCCACAGCGACACGGAAGCCATTCTCCAAGGCCACGGCGAGACTTTCGGCGCCTGGGTTAACCACTGCTGCGCCCATGCCCTGCCAGATCTCTACGACGCAGCCGCCCTGCTCACTTGGTTGGGGTATTGAGCCGCCCCGACCACACCGGGCCCACACCGGGCTCCTATTTCATCAACAACAACACCGCAGAAAATCACCGTGACCTATTCAATTGTTCGGAACTACTTCAACAAACCCGGCCGGGGGCGGGTCATTGCTCGGGGGCTGACCCTCGAAGAGGCGCAAGCCCATTGCAACAACCCCGAAACGAGCAGCAGCACAGCCACGAGCGCCACCGCCAAAGCGAGAACGCGACGGATGGGCCCGTGGTTTGACAGCTTCACCGACAGGCGCTGACCCATGCGACACCCGCTCGTAACGGTCCTGGCTCTGGCCTCGGTCACGTCCACCCTGTGGTTCTTGACCTTGGCCCAACTGCCGCGGCCCACCTATACGTCGATCCCCGATCACTCAACCCGCACCCAATTTCCCGGACCATGAACAACACCACCCTTTATCCCTGCGACTACACGCACCAGCTCCACACCATCCCAACGGATGAGAAGCACTGCATCACCGTTCGCCAGATCATCGACGCCATCGATGCCTGGGTGGAGTTCAACCTCAAGACAGAACACGGCTTGGCCATCAACGGCAATGAGATCTATTGGCTCGACTATGCAGACGGCCAGGACCATCGAGTGATAGCGCACACCGGGCCACTGCTTCGGCTAGGGGTTCGCCCTGGTCAGAACGAAGGCTGGATTCTGCTGGCCTATGTGGACGGCAGGAGCACGCCAATCCTCAGCGCCAAGCTGTGGACCCTAGACGCTGCCCAGCAGCTGATGGCGGCCCTTTCACGGGCCAGCGCCGACTGCGTGGTCTGACGACAGCACGGAGGGGAGCAGTGCTCCCTTCTCTGCTGCCCTCACAGCAGCAACACCCACCCACCCACACCCGAGGCACCCTCATGCCCACTGCTTACGAATTGATGGAGGCCTACCGCTCCTGGTGGCGAGCCAGGTACACCACCACGCCCAACAGCCAAGCCGTGATCCTCGCCGCAGCCTGGGCCCAGCACGTGCTCAGCGCTTACCGGGCCGGCGAGGATGCAGCATTACCAACAGCCGACCCAATCAAATGAAACCCGAACCCGTTGTGTTGGCCCAGCTCCGGTCCGACCTACTCGATGCGATGTGGCTTGTGTACCCACAGGCCCTGTCGTTGGATCAGCTGGAGACAGCGGTCCGCGTGGCTTACCTGACCCGGGAGACAGCGTGGCTGCAAAGCGCCATCAAGGCACAGCTGTCGATGTTGAATCAGTCAGCATTGATCAGGCCCAGCACCAAGGGGTACCTGTTGACCGCGCTCGGTCGCCGGGACCGCCAACAAGCAGCTCGATTCCTTGGATCCACCAACAACCAACCCACACCACCAGAGGCCGCATGACAACAGACATCAACATCCTTTTAAAAGAACGAGGCCGGACACACGGGGACTATGTGGTCCACGCTCGGGTCACCCAAGACCTGAAGCGTGTCATTACCCACCACGTCGCTGAGCTGGACCGCAGGCTCGACCCCGACATGCAAGAGAGTCTGGACATGATCGCTCACAAGATCGGGCGCATCATTGCCGGGAACCCAGGGAAACCTGACCACTGGCGTGACATCGCTTGCTATGCAGGGTTGGTGGCTAACAGGCTGAAGGGTGCCGATGACTGAACCAACAACCAACAACCAGCCCCCCGTCGTCGTCTACTCGATGGAGGCGCTTCCGCTCCGGATGCTGGATGCGTTCTGGTCCTTGGCCAACAACTCGATGACCATCACCAGCCCTGACCGCATGCGGGAAGTGTTGCGCTTGTTGGCCAAGGAGGTAGAGACATGGGCCCCGCCGTACTCGGAGCACAAGATGTGCCACCTGGCAGTGATTGAGGTGGCTCAACGCTTGAAAGCGGAGGCCGACCAATGAGCAGCAAGGGGTGGGGCAGCCAGGCTTCCGTCGAAAACTTCCTTTTGCATTGGCGCGATGACAGCGGAGCCATCATTGGTGAAGGATTAAGTCGAACATCGAACCCAAATGCCAAGCTCTATGAAATAGTTGTCACGTTCAGCGGCATGCGTCCAATGCGCGAGCGGATCCGTGCCACCTCAAAGGCCGAGGCTGCGAAGTTTGCGGCCAACAGGTATCCAACTCACACCAAGATCACTATTATCACCAACAACAATGGCAAACGATCTGCTTCCTGAAAACGTTTACTCGGTTGACTACATGCCAACCAAGTCACAGGCCAACAACAAGGGCAACGTCCTTTGGTACGCCAAAGGCTATGGCTGGTACCTAGGTTACTTTCAGCTCCCGTATATCGGTGGCACTTCTCACTGGACGTACGCACCCGATGACCTGAACCTCGAACCGGACACCGTCGACACCGTGCGCAATGCGTTCGAGGCCTGGATTAAAACATTCCCGGAGGGTGCGTTTGACACTGCATCAACGGCGTTGTTGAAGTTGGGCTACGTGGGTGGCTGGAAGCGTGGCAACGCTTGAGGACCAGCTTGCCCTTGAGCGTGAGATGTTGCAGATCGGCGCTGATGCGTTCGTTTCCCGAATGAACAAGCGCCGTGAGCAAGGCATGGAGTCTCTCTCCACCCATGGCGACGTACTCGCTGCCATGGGTGTGGACCGGATCATCAGGGACTTGCGCAAGCACCGCCACGCGATGCGTGATGGACGTGCTGGCCGTGGCTACGCCCACATGGGCCCGCTGCTGCAGCTGGCGCCCCACAAGATCGCAGCGGTGGCCATGCGTGTGGTGATTGATCAGCTGACTCAAGCCCCCAAGTTTCAGGCCCTGGCCTACGCCTTGGCTGAACGGCTGTGGCTTGAGACCATGCTGGCCCGGGCATCCGAGTACGAACTGAAGTCCCACCAACGGGTGCGTCGTCGGTTCGCGCACAAGCGGGCTGATGCCATGCGCATGAAGAACTCGGAGATCTGGACCCCTCAAGAGAAGCTCAGTGTCGGTGTGTTCCTTGTCCACCTGGTCGAATCGCACACCGGTTTGATCGAGGTGTACCAGGAGCGCGGGGCCATGCGCACGGTGAAACGTGTGCGGGCCACCGATGCAGCGCTTGAGTGGGTTCGCAACGCCGAGGAGCAGCAACGTCTGCTGTGTCCCTTTGCGTTGCCCACCATCGTTCCGCCCCGGGATTGGTCAGACCCATTGACCGGGGGTTACTGGACCGAAGGGTTGCCTGGCAACACGTTGTTCAAGGACAACGGGGACCTGATCGCAGCTCAGTCTTCTGAGTTCGACGCGTTCCTGGTGGCCGCCAACATCCAGCAGGGTGTGGCTTGGCGGGTCAACGGTTGGATGTTGGACCAGGTCAGCCATGCGTGGGACAAGAGCCTGCCCATTGGTGGCCTGCTGCCCCGTGCTGGGCATGTGATCCCGCCGTACCCCAAGCACCTGGCCGACGACGACGAGGGCGTCACAGCCTGGCGACACACGGCCCGGATGCTCCATGACCGCAACGATCGAGAGGCCGGCAAGAGGTTCACGGCAGCCAAACAGCTGTGGGTGGCACGTCGTCTGCGCGATGAGCCAGCGCTGTACTTCCCGGTGCAGTGTGACTTCAGGGGCAGGTACTACTACCGGCCCCCGTACTTGCAGCCCCAGGCCAACGACATCGGTCGGTCGCTCCTGTCGTTTGCCAACGGCACACCGATCAACACCGAGGCCGAAGCTGATTGGCTCCGTATCCACGGGGCCAACACGTACGGCCACAACAAGTTGACCTGGGC